AACGAGACAGCAATCAAAGCCTGCTCTACCGTTGACGAGCTGGCCGCGCTGCAACTTACCTGGCCTGCTTGAGGTGAGATATGGAGCCTGGAGAGATTGACCCGGTGCGCTACGGAGCAATGTGGCAGCGCGTCCAGGACTACGAGCGGCGATTTGAAGTAATCGACAAGAAGCTCGACAAGATGGAGCGCCAGATCGAGGAGCTGCTTGCGCTTGCCAACAAGGGTAAAGGCGGTTTCTGGATGGGCATGACCATCGCCTCCGCTGTCGGTGGCGTCATCACCTGGGCCGCAGGGCACATCAAAGGCAGCTAACATGCTAGACCCCATCACCGCCCTTGCAGCGATTTCGTCAGCCGTTGAGCTTGTAAAGAAGGTCGCGGCGACGGTCGATGATGTGACATCGCTCGGCCCGGTACTTGGCAAGTACTTCGACGCCAAGGCCGACGCCATCGAGGTGGTGCAGAAGTCTCAGCAGGGCGAGTTCAAGGGTAGCGCATTGGGTAAGGCGCTTGAGCTTGAGATGGCTATCGAGCAAGCCAAGGAGTTTGAGAATCAGATCAAGATGCTCTTCTTCCAGAGCAATAAGATGGACGTCTGGCAGCGCATCGCGGCCCGCGCCCAGCAAATGGAAGCAGACGCAGCTCACGCGGCCAGGCGAAAGAAGGAAGCCGCCAAGAAAAAGCAGCAGGAGCTTGATGAGTTGTTCATCATCCTCATCGGCGGGCTGGTGGTTGTCGTGACTATTGGCGCAACTATTTGGTTCATTATGGAAGCAACAGCACAAGGAGCTGGTTAATGTTGTCACTCATCTCTACTCTTGGCGGCCTGCTGATTAGCGGCTTGCCAAAACTGCTTGATTTCTTTCAAAGCAAGTCCGACCAAAAGCATGAGCTTGCAATGGCGCGACTCCAGAACGAGCGCGAGCTGGCTTTGGCTGCTCAAGGCTACGCCGCGCAGCAGCGCATTGAGGAGATTCGTACCGATCAGGTCATGATGCAGACCGAGGCGCAGATGACGGAAGCCGCGCTCAAGCACGACGAGAAGGTGCTCGACAGGGCGCATAAGTGGGTTGCCAGTTATGTCGGCACTGTGCGCCCGACCGTGACGTACATCTTCGTTATTGAGCTGGTGCTCATCAACATCTTCCTGTGCTATTACCTATACGCGAACCCTGGAATGATTAAGAGCATGGACGATGTTCTGAAGTACTCGGACATCATCTTCAGCCCTGATGAAATGGCTATGCTGAGTGGTATACTAGGATTTTGGTTCGGGTCAAGGACTTGGAGTAAAAAATGACTATTGGTTTGTACGCTATCGTCAACAAGCATACCGGCAAGGCGTACATTGGCAGCTCTAAGAATATAGAGCTGAGGATGCGGCACCACAAGTGCTACATCAACAAAGGTTTGTTTTTGCACTATCAAGGATATGCTGAAGATGCGCGGCGATTGGGGCTGAGTGGATTTGAGTTCCGCATACTTAAGGCCACCGATACAGCGGAGGAAGCAAAAACACTAGAGACCGCGTTTTTGGAGATGTGGAACGGAGAGCTATACAACAAAGCGCCGAACGCTAACGGGGCAACAGGTATACGCAGGGAAAGAAGCGCTTATGTAAAAGGAGCCGCAAAGAGGCTCGCTGACCCCAATTACCGCTCAAAACTGAGCGAGGCTTGCAAGGGCAAGCGCCAAGTTCTTAAATGCCCACACTGTGCAGTTCAGGGTGGTGGCGGCAACATGCGGCGCTATCACTTTGACAAATGCAAAGCAAAGCCATGAAACTAAGCAAGGTCGGCGCTGATCTGATGCACAAGTACGAGGGCTATCGCAATCGCCCTTACTTGTGTCCGGCTCACATCTGGACAATCGGTTACGGCCATGTCTTGTATCAGGAGCAGATCAGGCTGCCGATGATGCGTACTGGCGACAAGCCGGTGCCGATGATTCGCAGGGAGTTGCCGCTCAAGCCGGAGGATAGTCGTGTTTGGTCAAAGCAAGAAACTGATGATCTCTTCGCGGCTGATGTCGCGTCTTTTGAACGTGGTGTTTTACGACTTATTCCCGGCTGTGCTGGCAGTCAAGGCCGCTTTGACGCTCTGGTCAGTTTTGCCTTCAATGTAGGACTTGGCAACCTTCAGCGCAGCACGATCCGCATGAAAGCCAATCGCGGCGAATGGGAGGCCGCAGCAGATGGCTTCCTGCTATGGAACAAGGGCGGCGGCAAGGTGCTGCCGGGGCTGGATAAACGCCGTAAAGACGAGCGCGCACTTTTTCTGTCTGACTGATGGCAACGAACCTTAATCAGCAACTGCAAACACCGGGCACCCCTGATGTGGGGTCTGCTCCGTCTGTGTACGACCGAGGTTATGTCGATCAGAGCAGCGGCGTTTTGCGCACCTACTTCACGCGGCTAAATAACATCATCTCGACGCTGCTCTCTCCTCGCGGCGGCAAGTACATCAATACGCCTTATGGTGCCTTTCAGGATACGACAGACCAGACTGATGGATCCGCTGCTGTAGCGTACTACTTTCGATTCGACACAACAGATTACAGTAACGGCATATCACTTGACCCGCGCACCGCGTCGTTTACCGGATCAATCGCCACCACGACTCTGACGGTTTCGGCTATCTCTGCGGGATCAATTTTCCCATCGATGCTTATCACCGGGACCGGCATTACGGCCAACACCAGCATTGTTGAGCAATTGACAGGGACAGCGGGAGGCGTCGGCACATACAAGGTGTCGGCATCTCAAACCGTGTCATCTACCGCGATCAGCGGGAATCTTCCGTCACGCATCAAGGTGACGCAGGCCGGTGTTTATAACATCCAGTTCTCTGCGCAGTTCATCAACACAACCAACGATGTGCAAGAGATTGACATCTGGTTTCGCAAGAACGGCGTCGATGTCCCAGGTTCAAACAGTGAATTTGGCATCAAGGCTAGGAAGTCAACTGGATCGGCGAGCAGACTAATCGCCGCGATGAACTTCATTCTTGAGCTCGCCGAGAACGATTATTTTGAGATGATGTGGCGTGTGCCAGACCCAGGCGTATCGCTTGAGCAGTTCCCAGCCGTAACGGCTAGTGGTACAACACCCGCAATCCCGGCAACTCCGTCGATAATCGTGACAGTCTCATTCATGTCCAACAGATCAGCGTGACGCTATGCCATACATACCTTTGAAGATCCCGCCAGGCGTGTACCGTAACGGCACCGAGTTTCAGTCGGCTGGGCGCTACTACGATGCCTCGCTGGTGCGCTGGTACGAAGGTACTATGCGCCCTGTCGGCGGGTGGCGCAAGCGCAGCACATCGCAGATGACCGGCGCTTGTCGAGGCTTTATCAATTGGCGTGACAACAGCGGCAGCCGCTGGATTTCTGCCGGAACGCATTCCAAGCTCTACGCAATGAACGAGGCTGGGACGCTCAAGGACATTACCCCATCAGGCTTTACCTCTGGCTCTGCCGACGCCGTGGCGAAGATCGGCTACGGGTACGGCCCTTATGGCTCTTACGCCTACGGCGTGGCGCGCCCTGATGTTGGCTCTGTTGCACCGGCTACGACCTGGAGCCTCGACACCTGGGGCGAGTATCTGGTGGGCTGCTCCAATGCTGACGGCAAGCTCTACGAGTGGCAGCTAGGTTTCGCATCGCCGACGCTGGCCGCTGCGATCACGAACGCGCCTACCGGCAATGAAGCCGTTCTTGTCACCTCAGAGCGGTTCGTGTTCGCTCTGGGCGCGGGCGGCAACACCCGTAAGGTGCAGTGGTGCGATCAGGAAAATAATACCGTTTGGACGCCTGCCGCGACGAACCAGGCCGGGGACTTTGAGCTGACGACTGTTGGCGATCTCAAATGCGGTAAGCGTGTTCGCGGCTTGAATCTGCTCTTTACAGATGTTGACGTACACACAGCTACATACATCGGACTGCCCTATGTCTACAGTTTTGAGAAGGTCGGCTCGGCCTGCGGTGTGATTTCCTCGCAGTCCGTGGCGGCGATTGAGACCGCCGCAATTTGGATGTCGCGCTCCGGCTTCTGGATATATGACGGATATGTCAAGCCTTTGCCATGCGATGTGTCTGATTTCGTGTTCCAAGACCTGAACATGACGCAGGCAAGCAAGATTTACGCGGTCAACAATTCCAAGTTTGGCGAAATCTGGTGGTTCTACCCGTCTTCGCAATCGAATGAAAACGACTCTTATGTCGTCTACAACTACCGCGAAAACCATTGGTCTATTGGCGACATGGCGCGCACCGCTGGAACTGATCGAGGCGTGTTTGCCAATCCTCTTTTCGTATCGTCTGACGGCTACGTCTACGAGCATGAGGTGGGCTATGCCTACGACTCGGCAACGCCTTTCGCTGAGTCCGGTCCCGTCTCGCTCGGTAACGGCGATCAGACCATGACGGTTTTGGAGCTGGTGCCAGATGAGCAGACGCTGGGCGAGGTGCAGGTTTCCTTTAAGGTGAAGAACTTCCCGACAGATGCGGAAACCACCTTTGGGCCGTACACCGCCAGCCAGCCGACAGATGTGCGCTTTTCTGGCCGCCAGGTCAAGGTCAGGTATACCGGCGTGGTGCTTGACGACTGGCGTGTCGGCGTGCCGCGAATGGAAGCAATCGCAGCAGGGAAGCGTTAATGGACGACTTCGAAAGGTGTTCTAAATGGCTGGAGGCGGCGCTAGAATACTCTGGAGGGACACACACGATTGAGGACATTGCTGCTGGCGTCAAAGAAGGGCGGTTTCAACTCTGGCCCGCGCCGAAAGCAGCAGTCATTACAGAGATCATTGTCTATCCGCGACTCAAAGCTCTGAATTTTTTCTTAGCTGGCGGCGACCTAGATGAACTCAAAGGGATGCGACCATTCATCGAACTTTGGGGAAAACAGAATGGTTGCACCAGGGTTTCTCTGGCCGGCCGAAAGGGCTGGGAGAAAACATTTTTAAGAGATGAAGGATACGAGCCGAAGTGGTTCGTACTGAGCAAGGAACTTTGAGATGGCTACACGACTTCCTTATTCCGTAAGTGAAAACGACATCTATACGCAGATCATGCGTCAGATGCAGCAGAGCCGTCCGGCAGCTCTTGCCAATCCTTACGAGAACTTTACTGGCGGCTACAACCCTGACCTGTACAACCGTCCGAGGCAAGAGGGTGAAGGTCTTGGCGGCATGGTGCCTGGTCTTCTTGACACTGGCGGCGGCATCGGTGAGACCTCGACTACTGGAGCGTCATACTCAAACCCTGCCGATGCAATCGCGGCAGGTCAAGCAATGCAGGGCTACGGTAAATCGTTTGGCGGCCTTGCACCTGGCGGCTTTCTTGCCGGCCTGCTTGGATCTGGCCTTGTTAGCGCTGGCATTTCTCAGCTCGGTGCGCTGGAAGCCGCTGCTGCGCAGGCCGAGGCTGATGCCGCAGCGATGGATGCGCTGGCGGGTCTTTCTGATGCCTCTGTAGGACTAGGCGAACTCGGTGCGATTGGCGCTGCCGATATTGGAGCCATAGGCGCGATGGGTCTTGGCCTTGGCGCTGGTGACTTGGGTGGTCTTGGCGCTGGTGATGCTCTTGGTGGCTATGCAGGCGGGACAGATCTTGGAGCCATAGGCGCGATGGGACTTGGCCTTAGTGCTGGCGATGTTGCAGGCATCGGTGGCGGCACTAGTGGCGGTGACGTTTCCGGTGGTTATGGTGGAGTTGACAGTGGTGGCTATAGCGGCGATGGAGCTGGGGGCTATTACTACAAAGGCGGCAAAGTAACGATGGATGGATTGCTGACAAATGTTGATTTGCCTACACCAGATGACGGCTACGGCGCTCTCCAGGCAGGCGAGTACGTCATCAAGAAATCAACTGTCGACAAGCTCGGCGACAAGAAGCTCAAAGCCTTGAACGAAGGCCGAGCAACCATCAAAATGCGTAAATGAAGGGGTGACGATATGGCTAAAGGTGGCGGCACGCAAACGGTAACGCAGCAGGTTGATCCTGCTATCCGGCAAACTTTCTTGGAAGATCGTCAGCAGCGTCGAGATGTTGCTGCGGCTTTGCCTGTACGGCAATTCGCAGGCTTCACGCCTCTGTATGAGGCTGGTGAGAGGCAGCTTACGAACCTCGGATTGACGCCTTTCGGTGCGGAAGAGATTCAACAATTCCAGAACCCGTTTGAGCAGCAAGTCGTGCAGCAGACGCTTTCTGACATTGACGAGCAGCGCAAGCTAGCAATGCTTGGCGAGGCGCAGCGCGCCACGGCGGCCAAAGCCTTCGGCGGGAGCCGTCAGGGCGTGGCGCAGGCGCTGACCAATGAAGCTGCACTTAAGGAGCAGGGCAGGGCTTCTGCTGGTCTGCGCCAGCAAGGCTTCAATCAAGCCGCTCAGTTGGCGATGGGCGCTCGTCAGCTTGGACGCCAAGGCGCGATGGATGTGCTTGGCCTTGGCGGTGCTCGCCAGCAGCTTACGCAGCAAGAGCTTGATGCGATTCGCAATATCGGCCTTGAGCGTTTGGGCGTTTCGACAGCAGGCGCGATGCCTAACCTCGGCATGACGCAAACCAGCCCGGTTTACCGCAACTATGGAGCTGGTGCGCTTGGCGGCGCACTCGCTGGCGCTACGCTCGGCAAGGCAATCCCTGGACTTGGTACTGGTCTCGGGGCTGGCATTGGCGGCCTGCTTGGCCTGCTTGGATAAGGTGGCAACATGGCAACATCGTTTAATCTTGGCGGCCTTCTCGGTGTAGGAGAAGGACTCGGCGATTTGCTGACGCCAGAGCAACAGAGTGCAATTCAGCAGCGCGGTCTGCTCTCCGCTGCCGCTGCGCTCTTGCAGGCTGGTGGCCCGTCTACGACTCGCACCAGCTTGGGCCAGGCGCTCGGGGCGGCTTTGACCGCTGGTCAAACTGGCGCGGAGCAGG